CTCCGCCACCACCAGCGTAAGTAACTGAAGATCCTGTTATAGAGTTTGTTGTACCTGTACCTCCATTACCTCCAGCAGTGCTTGATCCATTAGAGCCAACCGATCCTATACCACCACCGCCACCACCACCAGACGCTGGTGCTGTATTACTACCCGTACCACCATTATTGCCTTGACTTGGTGATGTCGCTGGAGAATTTCCAGAACCAGCCGTTACTGGGTTGTTCCCGCCGCCACCACCCGATCCCCCCGATGCACCTGCTGCGGCGTTTGCGCCACCACCACCACCGCCTGCTGATGATATTGAATAAGAAGGTGCTGGGCTTGTAGCTGGAGCCGTTATTGATGAAGCTGATCCTGCGTTACCGACACCGCTCGCAGTTTTTTGGGCACCACCTGCGCCAACCGTTATTGTAAAAGTCTGCCCACTACCAATACTGGTTATATTTCCTGTGCGGTAACCACCAGCGCCGCCACCCCCGCCTACGCTTCCCGATCCACCTCCGCACCCACCACTAGCGCCGCCAGCAAGAACTAAATATTCTACTGTAGTAGGTATTGGCCCCGGCCAAGTATCATTGTCTAGGGCGCGGAACTGTTCGTTAATTGTCCACACACCTCGCGCAACGCCTGATGCCGGTAAATTAACAGCGCCAAAAACACCGCCGTTTACACCTAATCCAACGGGCATTTATGACAACTCCTCATAAGAGCATACTGCGACTAACGCCGAGGCAGTTCCAGAAAGAACTCTCAAACTATCGTTTTCTTCTAAATATATTTGTGTCTCGGTTTTCCCTATAACAACTAATGAAGCATTTGGGGGTATGTAAACCGATGACGTGAGCACAAAAGAGGTTGCTGCATTTTTATATACATCAACGGTAACTGTTACGTTATTGGCAGTTGTGTTTGCTATCACTAACGTATTTATCTTTAGGCATTTTCCAGATGCTGCGCTATTGCTAACAATTGCTGTAGCCGAAGTTGTTACCGCCAAACCAGCCGTCTTTCCAGTGGCAGTCGTCAAATTAAGTAGATTCGGCGCAGCCATAGCTAGCCCCCAAAGATTATTGTTGTGCCATATGCGTAGCTAGTGGATCTTTCAGCGGGTAGTGTTACGAATACGTTTTTTGTACCAGCGCTAAAGTTCACAAGACTTCCTGAGTTACTGGAAGACAGTACCGTATCCCGCGATAGGGTCGTCCCGCTAGAAGTATAAGTTCCGATTCCAACTTCCCAGTCAGAACCGGTTGCATCTGCAATAGTGTAAGTGGTCGTATTGCCGTTACCAATGACAGCAAACGATTGAAACCCAGTTGCAGCACCAGCTAGGGTTATTGTCCCTGTGCCAGTGCTGGTTGTGGTTTCCTGTACACGATCCGCGACGACAAAAGCCATTATGCAGACAAGCTGAAGGTATAGGTTACTTGCAGTGTGTCGCCGTTTACTACCGAACGATCACCGCCGGTAAAATCAGAAGCTGAGAACAGTGTACCTGAAGTACCCGAAGCAGCACTTGCTAAGAACGCACCGCCAACCGTAGCAGAGCTTGTAATGCTGTACGAAGCCTTACTTGCCGAGTTTGTAACAACCGAAGGATCAGCTGTGGTCGCAGCGGCAAAAGTTGCCGCAGGGCGGTTACCCGTATAAGGAGTAATCTCAGTCCAGCCAGCATGTGACGACAATGTATCGGAAGCCGCCGGGGTATTAGAAGCCCCTGCACCATACAGACCAATATACCAAGAAGTGATTCTTGCGGTAGCCCCATCAAGCGCCGTACCAGCCATATACTGAAGGCCGACATTGACCACGAGGTTTTTAGACTCAGCAGTCCATTTGAGCTTGCCGTCTTTGTCATAGCACTCAAATGTAAATTTACCCATAGCACGGGCACCTTCCGACGAAGCAGGGCGAGCAATCAACCCGCTTGCGGTGACATCATTAGCTTTAGCTTGTTCCATCATGAAATCCTTAATACGGAGTCGGTTGCGCCCATAGGCGGAAAAGTGACTACAAGATTAGCAGCAGTTTTGGTTATTGTCTGCCCGAAGTTTAAAACACAAACTGCACGATTACCATTAGTTGAATTATAAATCAATGCCCCAGCGCATGTAAGAGTAACGTTTGAAAAGGTTGCGTCGTCGAAAGACCAATATCCCGTGTTACTCGCTGCAAGCGGTGTGATGTTTGTGAGCGCAATGCCCCCAGCCGAATAATTGGTTCCACTGGCTTCACCCGTGGTTGTGTAGACGGTGGTATCTGCACCGAGATTGGCAGTTGCGACGTACAAGGCGATTTTAAATACATTACCTGTCGTCCTTGTAAAGTTGTGCAGTCCTTGGGCTACTTCCGCCTTAAAACTTGTGCACATAGTTTGGACAATTGCCATATCACTTCACCGGATACCTTGCTTGCCCAGACCTGTAGACATCTTGACGGTCCATACCATCACCCAAACGTTTAGCAAGGGCTAGGGCTTCTTCATACTTTGACTGCACCACAGCCGTTTCCTCCGCCCCTGCTTTAATAAAGAAATATCCTTCACGGAGGGCACCATACAAAAGCACCGAGTCAAAATTGTCGCTAAGCCATGTCGTACCCGCTGTAGTAACAGACTCAGGATAGTAGTAATAGTGCATCTCGACGTTATAACTAGCGTCAGGCGTTGGGCCAAGAATAAACGACAGCTCCGTTGTAACAACCTGACTCACCACCGTCGGGCCAAAAATAGCGTAGTGCCGTGGACGCCCAGTGTTTCCAGAACCAGTAGGTACGGGATAAGCCTCACGTATAAAGTTAACATCTTTGTTAAGCAAGTAATGATAACGCCCATTTGCATCAATGACCGCCATGCTATAGGGGGCGAGAAAATCATCAGGGCATGACAAATAAGGATTGTTTGCCGACGTATTACCAATAATACTTCTGCGTAAACTTGGGAATTGTACGGAGTTATAAATACGCTGCTCAGCCTGCTGAACAAATGTCGCAAGCTGGTCGTCCGAATCCCAAACCGTGCTGGAATCCGTGAAGTTAATCGTGGGGAAATCGTTCTCGACGTAACCCCTGATCGCCTTCTTTAACTCCGTGTAATTCACGCCATCGGCCCCCGGCACATCACGCCTTTAGTAGCAGCCCCAGCACCGCGCATCTTAATGCCGTCAGTTTTAATAGGCTTCTCAAGCTTATTAGTGTATGCACCGACACTCATAGCCACTGTATTTGAGCTACTGTGATCAGGACCAGAACCGGGGTTAGCTTCAACCTTAGTTTTCTTACCCTTCATGGTATGAGGCTCAGCGTAAGTTGACGCAGGACCAACTTCTTTGCCGCCTTTTTTCATGCTGTAGCTAGCCATTATTTACCCCTGATTACGTGCGCGAGCCATATTTCGGCCCATTTTCCGCATATCCATACCCGTAGGACCGCCCTTTTTGAGCTTAGTCAGCGGGGCACCTTTGTGCTTGGCTTTCTCATGCTTGTGCACTGCACCAGCAATCATCTTTTTATCTTGCGCTAAATCTTTCTTATCCATCATGGACTCCTAAGAAACGGTGACTGAATTAACAGCCCCAACTCCAATTAAATCATTTGGCGTAAGTCCTGTATCGAACCACCGCGCCCCACCAACAGGATACCAGCCCCATTGTATAACTCTACTACCCCCGGAGGGAACCCCATTTTCGTCCTGACTTGAATCGTCATTCACCGGCTCAATCTGCAACCCATTTAAACCTGATTGATAGTACGAATTTGAATCTACTCTCGGGTTGCGTATAGCCTGTGGGTCATACACCGGATACATACCAAGCTGAAGTTGCGGTTGATCTGGTTCCCAGCATTCCGGGCAGACTAGTATATTGACATTCTTAGTCTTAATGACAAGGGATTTAAGTTGTTTCAGTTTAAAGCGAAAGTTACACCTATCGCACTGCGCGATAGCATATTTACCCGCTGCAAACTGATTGGGCATCAGAAGCTCCCAGTATTACCCAGATACATCCTGCGGGGTACAAAACGAACAGCAGCCTTCTCACGGTCCTCACCAGCAGCGAGGTTCCACTGCTC